TTGGAAAAGAAAAAGATATTGATCTTATAAAAAATAAAATGGAAAACGCAGTTGATAATTTAAAAGTACCTTTTAAATGTGATGTTGCTTTGGGTAAAAGTTGGGGAGAAGCAAAAGATGAAGGATGAATACAATAGTGGCACGGCTTACAGAGCCATGTTAAAATTATTTAGAGAGGCGAAAGAAGAAATGAAGAAAGATGTATATATACCTAAACCTGAGCATCAATGTATGAGATGTAGCGACTTAAGAGAAGTTTGGGTATGGAAAGACACAAGTGAATCTGAAAAGATTAGAGTAGATTGCCCAATGTGTACCGTACAACGGCCACCGCAAGAACTAAGAGATCTAGGTATTATTTAATCTTTAGATTCTTTGGTAATCGATTTTGTTCTTTTATAGTCCTGCCATTTACAATTGAATGTTTTAAGTCCTGTTTCAGTAAGAATTTTAATAATGTGGCCTCGTTCGGTTGATTCAACGTAATGCCTAATATAGTTAGGAATATCACTGTAGCTGTCTCCTTTTTTTTGGGGCATAGATACCCCTTGGTATAAACGATTTTTTTATAAGACGCTAGTCTTTTTTACTAGCTATGATTTAGAAGACTTTGAGATGCATCAATTACGCTTTGTTCATTGATTCTTTTCTTCAAGTCTTTGATCTTTATATCGATCCACTTCATATCAGTAGTTACTCTACCTTGTTGTAACGCCTGACTGGCCCACTTGGACTCCAACTGAAGCTTTTCCGATATTAGCATTTGTAGTGCCATTTTTTAGCTCCTCATATGTGATGAACACAAACTTTTTTGTATAAAGAGGTTCATCTTCTGCTTTGATTTCACCATTGGTCAGTTTTTTTTCGAACTGTCGTAAAGCCAAAACATCGTTGTCAGCCTTAATTATCCCATCATAATGCTTACCTTCGTATCTCATCTGAACGCGATAACTTTTCATAAGATAGTATATAACAAAATGTGGTAGAAATACAACCCTATGTACCTACAGCTGGTGTACAAGTATATTTAGTGGCTAATCTGTTAGCTTCTACTATATCTAGTGGTACTGAAGTGATTAAATCTTTAGACTCATCGAAAGCTTTTACTGTACATTCAGCCCAAGTATCGAAAGTATTGGGGTAAGTAACACCTGGAGCGCAAGTGAAATCCATAAAAGAACAAACATATATAGTTAAAATAAATTTCATAATATCCCATTTAGTCCTTGCATTTAATATCTGTTTTGGTATAAAAGCTAGACAATAATAGGAGTAT